CTCTTGCAAATATTACAAAAGAGTTTGAAGCAGACCTTGCGGCCGCAGGAAAAGATTTAGGCACACTTATTAATGATGGTCTGTCTGCAATTGTCTCTGGTGGCAATATCTGTAATGTGGTTCCTAATGTAGAGAAGGAAGCGGGTAGTACAAATCCAGCAACAGAGAAAGCAACAAACGTTTTGCAGGCAGCAGTTGCACCAGAAACGGAAACTGTATCTGTAGTGGTACAGAATATTGACGTAACTTCTAAAACCACAGAGATAACCACAGAAGTTAATAATAATATCACACCTCTAGGAACTACAGATGAACCACTGACTGTATCTACAGGTTCTTATAAGGTTACAGAAGATAACAAAGTAAAAGAGATATCAACTGCCGCAGGAACCACAAAGGTTATTACAAAAAAAGTTGAAACAGTTGAGGAACGATCTAATGTAACTCCTAGAATTCAGTCTCATGGATTTGTTCATAGAATTTCTTCTAAAAAGGTTGATATTGATTTTGCTGATTGTATTAATAAAGGAAGAGACTCTTTTGGTCGCCAGTTAATAGAGATTACTTTACCTGATGTTGTCGCAGATTCATATATTGAGGTGACACAATATAACTTAGCTGAAAATGAAGTTAGTATCGTTGAAGATAATATTGGTAAGGCATACAAAGAGACTTATGGAATTCATGGACAACATTTATGGGAACATCCAGACTTCAAGAATTTGCGTGATGTTATAAAAATTGACGGTAATAAAATAACAGTACCAACACCATATTCTTTGCAGGGCAATCATCCAGGCAATCTTACATCAATAACATATACAACAGATAGAAGAGGTGATCCAGAAATTAAAACAGGAACATTCTTTGCAAAAACAATAAGAGGTCGTTTGGGTGGAAGACTAATATATGACGATTTTAGAAACAAAAAGTATAAAGGAAAACAGTTTACAGTATCATATTCATACAGGGATAATTACGATCCAGAATCAAAATGATTATAAAAAGAAAATCTATAGTCACACTAAATATACTTTATTGGATGCCTGATTATCAGGACATTCTGCAAGAGTTCATTTGGCAGATGCAGGATGTTAAACCAGAGTATCCAAGAGTACACGAGTTTTTAAATTTTTGGCAAGAGAATATTGATGCGGTTATATCAGAAGTTCTTTTATGCGATGAGTATGAAACATCATACAGGCCAGTGAAGGAGTTTTATAATGGCTAGAGGTAAGAAGAGTAAAGGTACACATTACGTTTCAAAGGGAGAACGACCAAACGTAAACAAGAAGACACGCAATGCAGTTCGTCTTGATACAACTCCATTGGAGAGGTTTAGAAATCAACAGGATGCTTGGTTGAAGAACAAGAATGTTGTTTTGACAATCGAAAACCCAAACAAGAACGAAACAAACAAAAGATTCATTCGAGTTAATGCAAGTGACGTATGGGGTTCACCAAAGAAGTATATTATGAAACAAACTGCGAGTGAGTGAGTATAAATAATATAAAAAGGATTACTCATGGCCCACGGAGCATCTCTAAACACAACTTTTTCTGATGCACAGTCTAGAAATATCGATACTGATAGGGATGCACAGGTATACAAAGACCTAGACTTGTTCTTTGGTAAGAAAAGTGCAACCAAGGATATCTCAAAGGTAAATGGTATTCAGGCAATCAAGAGGTCTGTGAGAAATCTTATTCTCACCAACATCTATGAGAAACCCTTTCATCCAGAGATAGGTTCTGGTATTCGTGGACTTCTATTCGAACCATTAAGTCCTATCACTGCATTCGTATTATCACAGAAGGTTGAAGATGTAATTGAGAATTTTGAACCAAGAGCAAGACTAGTGGGTGTGCGGGCAAACCCTGACTTGGGCCGCAATGCATATGAAATCACCGTTGAGTTTTATGTACAGAATGCTCCTACAGAATTAGTTGATACCACAGTTCTATTAGAGAGACTACGATAATGGCGGCAAATCCAAGACGACTAAATGTAACAGAGTTGGACTTTGATGATATCAAAGGAAATCTCAAGACATTTCTAAAGGGACAGACAGAGTTTACTGATTACGACTTTGAAGGTTCTGGTATGAACATCCTTTTGGATGTTCTTGCATATAACACTCACTATCTTGCGTTCAATGCGAATATGCTTGCAAATGAAATGTTCCTTGACAGTTCTTCTCTACGTTCATCTGTTGTATCCCATGCAAAGACACTTGGGTATGTTCCACAGTCTGCAAGAGCCGCAACTGCAACTGTCGAGGTTGCATTGAACACCACAAATCCAACTGCAACGATGTCTGCTGGGACAGTTTTCAATACAACTATTGAAGGTGATGCATACACATTCATTAATCCAACAGAAATTACTGCATCAAATATTGGTAATAGTGTTGTGTTCTCTAACCTTGTTCTTTACGAGGGAACATTTGTCACTTCTAGATTTACTGTTGACACACAAGACGTTGAACAGAGATTCTTAATTAACGATAACAGAGTAGATACTCGTACACTTACAGTTAAGGTTCAGAACTCTGCATCTGACTCCACTACAACAACTTATACTCTTGCAACAGACATTGCACAGGTTACTGGTACAAGTCATGTTTACTTTCTACAAGAAGTTGAGATTGGTAAATTCGAAGTATACTTTGGAGATGGTGTTATTGGTAAAGCATTGTCAGATGACAACATTGTAATTCTTCAGTATGTTGTATCTAACAAAGAGGATGGCAACGGAGCTTCAATATTCACATCTGCTGGTGCAATTGATGGTGTTACAAACGTATCTGTTACAACAATTCAAAATTCTATCGGTGGTTCAGAAGCAGAGTCAATTGAATCTATCAAACTCAATGCACCTTTGGATTATGCTTCACAGGGTAGAGCTGTAACGACAGAGGATTATAAGACTCTCGTAAGACAACTCTTTGCACAGACTCAAGCAGTTGCAGTCTTTGGTGGAGAGACGGGTTCTTTTGATACAAGTATTGGTGTGACCTCCACACCAGAATTTGGTAAAGTGTTTATTAGTGTCAAGTCAACCACTGGTCAAAATCTTACTGAGACACAGAAAGAAACTTTGAAGACAAACTTACAACAATATACAGTTGCCTCTATTACTCCCGTAATCGTTGATCCAGAAACACTCTTCCTCATACTCCAGTCAAATGTCAAGTTTAATCCAAACGCAACAACAAAGGGTGAGGCAACTATTGAATCCAATGTTCGTAATACAATTACAAATTATAACACAGACAATCTCAATACCTTTAACGGTTTGTTTAGACACTCTAAGTTGACAGGATTGATTGATGACACAGATACATCAATCACTGGTAACTCATTGAATGTTACTTTGGCAAAATACGTTATTCCAACTTTAGCAGAATCAAAATCTTATAAAGTTTATTTCAACAACAGATTATATAACCCACACTCTGGACATAATGCTGGTGCTGGTGGTATCGTTGCATCAACAGGGTTTGGTATTGTTGGTCAGGGAAACACAGAATTTTTCTTTGATGATGATGGGAACGGCAATATTAGAGTTTATTATCTAGTTTCTGGTGTAAGAACATATCTTGATTCTACGGCAGGAACAATTGATTATGCCGCCGGTACTATATCTATTGATCCAATATCCATTAATAGTGTTTTTAATGTTGATGGTGCAACTTCTACACAAATTCGTATCACTGTTACACCCGATTCACTTGATATTGTTCCAAAGAGAAATCAGTTACTTGAAATTGATTTGGTGAATACCACTGTGACTGCATCTGTTGATACAGTTGCTCAAGGTAACGACTCAGGCAATACTTCATTTACAACCACTTCTGGTTACACCGCACCATCGAGCTATAACTAATGGCACCTTTTGACGGCAGATATTCACCAGACCTAATCAATAAGGTCAGCACACAGATTGATGGTCAACTTCCCGACTTTGTGGCAGATGACCATCCTATATTCTCATCCTTTCTTCAGAGTTACTACAAGTATCTGGAGTCAGGTGAACTCGTCGTCTCTGCAACAATTGATAATCTACTTCTTGAGGTGGAGACAACCACTCGACTTCTTGATGAGAATGCTGACCGCATCGTTCTTGAGAAGGGAACTGGTACTACAGGTAAGTTTGTCGTTGGTGAGATTATCACTGGTTCTACTTCTAAAGCTACTGCTGAAGTTCTTGTTGATGACTTGGGTAATAATGGAAGACCAAGACTATTCATCACATCTCAACAACAGTTTGTAACTGGTGAGACAATCACTGGTGCAACCTCTGGTGCAACTGGCACAGTAACAAGTTATCGTGCAAGTCCTGTACAGAACATTCAACAACTTCTTGCATACGCAGACGTTGATAATACTATCTACGACTTTCTTGAAGAGTTCCGTAAGTCATTCATGAATGCAATTCCAAGTAATCTTGCAGTTGACAAAAGAAAAATCATTAAGAACATTCGTGAACTGTATCGTAGGAAGGGCACACAAGAAGGTATCAAACTTTTCATTCGTATTCTTCTTGATGAAGAGGCCGAGGTATTTTATCCCAACACAAGAATGCTTCGTGTGTCTGGTGGTGATTGGGATAAACCTACAATTCTTCGTGCAAGTCCAATTGGAACTCCTATTCATGGTGAACTGGAAGGACAAAAGATTACTGGACAAACATCTGGTGCAACTGCAAGAGTTGAATCTTGTGCAACGTTTGTTGACCCAACGGACTCTGCTACAATCGTTGAAATTACTATTGGTGATATTAACGGAACATTTACAAAGGATGAAGAGATACATGGTGTCTCTGGTGTTATTGATGTCGTCTACAAATATAATATACGACAAAT